AAATATAACAGACTACTACAATAGTATTTCAGGTTTCATTCTTTGAAATCCCTATCGTAGTAGCTGTTATTTGCCTCTTGTAATCAATTGTAGAATGCTGATTGACTACCGCTTGTTGTAGATAACATATCATACCTGCGGTAATCACTCATCAGATTCTTTACTTCTTGTAATGATTGACATTCATCTAATGCAAACAATGCTCTGGTCTTTAACTTACCAAACTCAAACATCTTGCTACCGAATGCAACATTCCATCTTTTATTTAACTCACATATTAAGTGATATCTCATACTTTTCATATCAGGTTCCTTTTTTATTTATTAATAAATTCTTTGATAGTAGGCGAAACTTGTTCGTCTTACATTTTTTTACTTGTATGGTATATAAAGGAATGTGCACTGACATAAGCCAATGCACACACCAATACGAACTGATAGACTAGTTATTAGCAACAATAGGTATTGCTATCATAGTAGCGTTCTGTTTACCAAAGTTCTTAACTTCACGCTGTCTATCAGTGTCAAGTCTTAACCCTTTGGCTGATAGGAACATTCCGTCTTTAACACTATCAGTTAATTCATCTATTGAGGACAGAAATACAGTATCGTTTCTATCTACTCTTGCACCATTGTGAGAGAAGTAGTTAGCTGTTTCATTAGTCTTATTATCTTTATTGTATTTCTGTCTTTTTAAAGCATATAATATCATAGTATTATTCCTTTTATTTGTTAATATTCTATGATAGTAGGCGGTAACTATCCCGACTTGACTATAAGGAAGGATATCAACGAAAATATGAAATTTCAACGAAATAACAAATGTCAACCAAGATAGAAGGCGGGGTAGTTATACTATATATTACGCACACACATTCTAACCCAATTTTTTTTTTGGTATTTTTTTTATCTGGACTTCAATACCATTTGTTGTGTAAATTAACGTATGAAGCGTAAAAAACGATATCTAGAGAAATTTGATAAAAAAACAGGTAAATGGATACAGGTACCATTATCTGAAGCAAATGAAGAAGCGGTACGTATTTACGATATGATGGAATCTGAATTAGAAATAACAGCTAAAATAGAAGCAATGAAACTAGGGGTGTACGTAATTAAAGAGAAAAATTAGTCTATTAGCTTATTAATTAGCTAATTTAAATACGTTTATGTATAAACTACGAATATATTAGCGATTAATTATCTTATTTATACCCTACATTAGGAGTGATATGAAAAAAGCAAAGAAAAAGTTAACATACAAGCAAATGGTAGATATTATGGCAGGGATGGATAGAACCATTCAACAGCAACAAATGCTGCTTTTCAACATAGATAAGCTATTACAAGAGTATATTGACTATAAAGAGGAAACAGAACTCTTCAAAAAATTTTTAGAAAAAAAATATGATAACAATAACAAAGAAGCTGAAGAGGAATAACTTCCAATCTCAAACATTTCGGGTCTATACTAAGGCAGAAGCTAAAGAACAAGGCTTGAAATGGAAACATTGGGGAGAAGCACAGGAGGGTCAGTACGGTATATCTGACGATGGATACGTTGCAGAGTGCATATATCGTAAGGAATATGGTGATAAAGTAGAATATACCTACCCATATGGTAGACAATGGCTAACTGCGTGGGGTAAACTAGAGTTTGAACCGCATTGGAGGTCTAATAACTTTAGTACGGTGTCTACAAAAAGCTATAATGACCTGGAAGTACAAAAGAAAGGTGCTGATTTAGCTATGGATGCGTATATAGCGTACAAAATGGCAGGTTTATCGCCAGATTGGGAGAAAATAGGTAGATTATATAGGCCTGACCAAGATAATCCCGTTATTGCAGCAAAAAGATTATTTAAAACAAAGCAGGTAAAGAAGATGATACAGGATAAATTGAAAGAAGTCTTAACAGACAAGAACATCGATGAAGGATTTGTACTAGATGTAATAAAAGATGCTATTGAAGTAGCTAAGGTAAAGGAAGACTCTGGTAATATGATACGAGCAGCTAAAGAGTTGTCAGAGTTTCTAGATATGAAACCTAAGACGAAACAGGTTACAGAATCCTTGGAGATGGATATGTCGCATCAGATTGCAGATAGTTATGAAAAACAGACTAAGAAACTAAAAGCAACACAAACGAGACAAATAGATGAAGAAAACAATCATTATATCGGGCAAGAAGACGAATCTTGACGAGCTACTAGCAGTATTGGAAGATGTAGCAGAAGATTTTAAAGTGACGATAGTTATAAAAAATGGATAAGAAAAAGATATTATTAGAAATGCAACAGGATATGTTGTTATTTGGGCGTATGGTGATGCCTAATATGTTTAGTAGTGAATCACCTCCCTTTCACTATGACCTGACTAAGGAACTGCTCAACGATGATGAGAAACAAATAAACATCATTGCTCCTAGAGGTCATGCAAAAAGTTCGGTAGCGGCTGGGATATTTCCTTTGTTTCATATGATGTTCACTCCTGGTGTGAAGGTAATCGTACTGGTTTCCCGAACACAATCCCACGCTACCAAACTTTTAGGTACTATCAAGGATGTATTAGACTATTCACAAGAGTTCCGATACTTCTTTGGATACTGGGGTATGCAATCTGCTAGAAAGTGGACTAATACCGAAGTAGAACTAAAAGACGGCAGTTTAATTGTATGCAAGGGTACAGGTCAGCAGATACGTGGTATTAAACACGGAAATCAACGACCTACTCTGTTAATACTTGATGACCCTGAAGATGAGAATAATACTAAAACCGCTGAAGCAATGGAGTATAATCTGCGTTGGTTATTACAATCTGGTGTTCCATCTGTTGACCCGCTTACGGGTAGGATTGTGGTGATTGGTACTCCCCAACACGAACGTTGTTTAGTAGAAACATTGAAAGAGATGAAAGGTTGGAATACCAAAGAGTATAGACCTATCCTAGAAGAGAATTATAGTTTATGGCCAGAAGTATGGCCTGTAGAGAAATTAAAGCAAAAGAAAGAAGAATTAGAAAGTATTAACCGATTATCGGTGTTTTATAGAGAATACCTATGTCAAATCGTAGGTGATGAAGATAATTTATTTAGAAAAGATGACGTTCAGTACTATGATGGATACATTGAACAAAGTGAGCAAGGGTTGTCGACCCTCGTTCTGACGAACCTGAATGGTGAGGAAGTAAACGAGAGGAGACCTGTAAACGTGTTTACTGGTATCGACCCTGCATCTAGTACGAAGAAAGGAGCAGACTATAGTGTTATATTCAATATTGCTGTTGATGGTGATAATAATCGTTGGGTACTCCCGTATTACAGAAAAAGAGCGACTCCCTTAGATTTAGCTGATTCCATTATCAATAACTTTAAAAATTACAAAAGTGCTAAAACAAGGATTGAATCTGTTGGATATCAGGAAATGTTGAGACAATACATTAAAGAAAAAGCAGAAGAACTAGGAATGTTTATTCCTGGACTTGAAATAAAAGAAAACCCTAGAACTAGCAAATCGTATCGATTAGAGAGCTTACAACCATTGTTTGCTAATAAAAAAGTGTATATACAAAAAAATATGCAAGCATTTATAGATGAACTAACATTATATCCTCGTGGTAAGCACGATGACTTGTTAGATGGATTCTTTTATGCAAACAAGAATTGTTATAGACCTACCCATGATTCTACCACAGAAATGCAAGAAGACCCCTGGTATAAAAGGAAATCAACTAAAAGTTGGAAATTATTGTAGATTTCTCTTGACAATAATGAAATAATTCCCGTAATTTCGCTATAGTACATTTATGGAAAAAAGCAAGTATTATTTAGACTTTGATGAATTTATTTCAAAACTAGATAGTTTAGATAAGGTAGAGATACCAAAGGGATATATAGCGATAGATGCCAAAAAAGATACAAAAAAGAGTACAAAGCACAAGAACTCAAAGTCAAGATGACTTAAAGTTTGTTTTTGATTATGAGACTGGTGATGTAAACCAGGTAGAAATAGACGAAGAAGTACAACTAACTAGAGAGCTATTTCACGATTATAAAAGTGCTAGAGAGTTATGGGCACAAAAATTTCAAGAATCTGTAGAGTTTAGAGCAGGTGCACAATGGACTAATGAAGAACGTGACGTACTAGAAGCACGTGGTCAAGCACCAATCGTAGTAAATAGAATACATCCTATTGTAGAAACTGCTAAATCCCTCCTTACATACAACTCACCTCAGTTTCGTTCTACTGGTCGTGAAGACTCGGATAGAGAAACAGCAAAGGTCTTTTCAGACTTGTTTCAGTATATATGGCAAATATCTGCTGGAGACGAAGAATTAAAACAAGCTATTGACGATTACTATGTTGGTGGTATGGGAGTTCTTCAAGTATACCAAGACCCTGATGCTGATATGGGTAAAGGTGAAGTGTATATCAAGTCTATCAATCCATTAGATGTGTACATAGACCCAAATGCAAAAGATGGATATGCTAAAGATGCTGCAAATATTCTAGTAACAACATATATGACAGATGAACAAGCAATGCAAACATATCCAGAGTTTTATGATATTATTGAACAATCTGCAATGCATCCTGACGAATCAGATGATTATCCAGTTACAAACTTAGCAGCTACTGAAGGGCAACTATTTACTACAGATGGAACAGAAACTGTACATAACAGAAGACAATACATAGAACGTTATTCAAAACAAATGGATTCTTACTATAATTGTTACGAACCATTTTCTCAACAAGAGCATTTGCTTACAAAAGAAGAATATGAAGAGTATTTAAAAACATATTATGTTAAAGTAAAAACCATTAAAGGCGAAGAAATTATTCTATTTGAAGAAGAATCTGTTGAAGATATGTTTAATATTATAGAAACTATAGGACCAATGTTCCATTATGAAGTACCAGATTTACAAATGGATGAACAGGGAAACCCTATTCCTCAAAAACCAGTAAGAGTTCCAGGGGAAGAAGATGAAAACTCTATTCCTGGAAGCACTACACTATTAATTCCTATGACAGTAGAAGAGTTAATAGGTACAAAAGCTATAGTTTCAAATCAAATAGAGCAATGTAGAGTAAAAATGGTAGTTAGCGTTGGAGATAAAAAACTTTATGAACGTGTGTTACCTACTGAAGATTATCCTATTATTCCTTTAATGAATATACATCATAGAAATCCATTTCCAGAATCAGATGTTAGGCTATATAGACCTTTACAAGAATATATAAATAAAATTCGTTCATTAATTATTGCACACGCTAGTACAAGTACCAATGTTAAACTATTGATTCCAAGAGGTTCTGCTGATTTAAATCAAATAGAGCAAGAATGGAGTAAAGCAGGTACTAGTGTTATTGAGTTCGATGCAGAGTTAGGTGCACCGATTGTGGCTGGCCCAGTCCCACTACCAAATGAGCTTTATAAAAATGAAGCAGATGCCAAATATGACTTAGAATATGGATTTGGTATTTTTGAATTAATGCAAGGTAGTGGTAAAAGTGCACCATCGACATATAGAGGTACATTAGTTGTTGATGAGTTTGGTCAGCGTAGAATTAAATCTAGAAGAGATGATATAGAAGGAATGTTAAATCAGGTTGCTAAAGTAGCGATACCATTAATGCAGCAATTATACACAGAAGAAAAAGTAATTAGATTGGTACAACCTAACGGAACTGAAAAAGAAGAACGATTTAACTTCTACAAAGAAATAGAAAATGGAGACGTAAAACGTTTTCACGACATCGGTACTGGAAAGTACGATATTGTGGTAGTATCTGGTTCTACATTACCAACAAATAGAATGGCACTTTTAAACAATTACATGGATATGTACAAGATGGGATTAATTGACCAAGTAGAAGTATTGAAAAAATCAGAACTTGTAGATGTAGATGGCGTATTAGAACGAAGTGGACAAATGAAACAATTAATGCAACAAGTACAAATGTTGCAACAAGAATTAAAGAAAGTCAAGGGCGATTTACAAACTGCTCAACGTGAAGAAGTTCACGCTAAGAAACGACTAGAAGTAGAAAAATTCAGTGGAGAGTTAGATAAAGTATCTAACAGAGCTGATATGGCAACTACGCTTTATAAAGCAAGGTTGAACGATGCAAAACAACAGTTGATGAACTCTTCTCCTGGTGAAATGGATATCATGGAAAATGATATATTTGAACCACAAGAGGTAGAAGAGAGTTAACATAGGAGATAAAATGGAAGAAAATATAATGGACACAGTAAATGAGCAAGGAGCAGAAGGCGTAACGACTGAGCCAACTGCTACTTCAGATGACATTTTTAACGAAATATTTGGACAAGCACAAGAACAGGTTGCTCCTGTCGGCCAAGAAGTAGTTGAAGGTGAACCAACTGATACTCAAGTTACTATGGAACCAAAGAACGACCCTGACCAGTTTCAATACTGGCAAAGTCAAGCTGATAAGAGACAAGCAGAAGTAGATATGTTGAAATCACAAATGGCAGATGTTATGTCAAGAGTGAGTCAACCTACACCTGCTGCTCCAGTGGAGAAGGAAACAGTATTAGAAAAACCTGTTAAACCAACAAAACCAGCTGACTTCGACCGTTCTGAAGCTTTGACTGACCCTGATAGTGCATCAGCAAAGTACTTAGCAAAGCAAGAATCTTATTTGGAAGCTATGTCAGATTATGTAGCAAGTTCAAATGAAAGAGTCATGCAAACGATGACAAAGGCACAACAAGAACAAGAAGTAATAGCTAGGGACCAAAAGGTTATGCGAGACTTACAGTCTAAGTATAACTATACTCCTGAGCAAGCTAATGATTTTGTAGCTCAGATGTCATCACCAGATTCATTATCGTTAGATAATTTGGTGCAACTTCACCAACTGAGAATGAACACAGGTTCACAACAGGTTACACAGATAACCCCACAAGCTCAACAGAAAGCTGCAGTGATGAATCAACGTAATGAAAAACTAAGTATACCTAAACCTATCGGAGTACAGCCAGGAGCTAGTGACCAGTCGCCAACTAAAAACGTAGAAGATAAGATGATGGATGCGATGATTAGTAACTTTAACAAGCGTAATCCATTCTAATTTAAGGAGAAGGCAAAATGGCACAAGACGCAAACGGAATATTCTCACCTAGCATTGGTGTTACACCTCAAGGTGTTTCTATCAATGATAGTAGACGAATATTTAACTTCGGCGAGAGAGTCGCTGAATTAAACCCAGCTGCTTCACCTTTCTTCGCATATTTATCAAAAGTAGCTAAGAAACCTACAGATGACCCTGTATTTAAATTCTTAGAAAAAAGACATCAATGGCAAAGAAGAAACTTCTTTGTTAAAGCAGCAGATACTTTAACTGCTGACGCTACATGGGCAGCTTCAGAGTTTAATCTAAGCTCATTTGAAGTTGATGTTGATTACGATATTTATGGAAGAAAAGTAAGTGGCGGAGAATACAAAGCTGAATTTTTACAAGTAGGACAAATGATTGCTATGGAAGCAACAGCTACTTTATCAAGTACAGCATCACCAGTAATTGCATATTACAGAATTACAGGTGTAACACAAAACTCAACAGATACATCTATTAATGCAGAATATGTTAAAGCTGTGAAAACAGGTGTAGAAAATGGTGAGATATCAACTTATGCTAACACAGACACTTTGGTATTTGCAGACAATGCAAATGGACAAGTAATTGGTTCAGCATACTTAGAAGGCGATACAGCACCAGTGGGTGGTTGGAGAGATGAATTCTTCTCAAGAGAAGGATATGCTCAAATCTTCAAAACTGTTGTACCTCTATTTTCTGGTACTTCTTTAGCTACACGCTACAGAGGTGACGCTAACGAATACATGAGAGTATATCAAGAAAAACTTATGGAACATAAGATGGACATTGAGAATGCTTTACTATTCGGTTATGGTGTAACTGATGAAAGTTCAACAGACGCTGCACGTAAAACTTGGGGTATCTTACCATACACCGAAATTTACGGTAGAGTAAAAACATTTACTTATGCTTCATCAGGATATGATGACTTCGTAGATGCTATGTCAGATATTTTTGATGCAGAATCTGGTGCAGGTGGCAGTAAAATGGTACTTGCTTCACGTTCTATCATGAACTGGCTTAACAAATTAGGTGGTAGTTCTTTCTTAGGAAATACTATGAGTGCAGGCGTTGGAGTAGCAGCAGCTGGTGTACCAACATCATCACCATATGGTGTTTCTATTGATAAAGGACAATCACTGTTTAATGGTGTTAACGTAACACAAGTAGATACTTTATATGGTACTCTTAACTTTGTTATGGAACCACTATTAAGAGGTCCTTGGGCAAACCACGCTATCGTTGTTGACTTAAACAACGTAGCTTACAGACCACTAGCTGGTAATGGTGAGTCTAGAGATACTCAAATTATTACTAACATTCAAAACAACGATGTTGACGGCAGAAGAGACATGATTCTTACAGAAGCAGGTCTTGAAATTCAACTACCTGAAACACACGCTATTTTGAAATTTAGCTAATAGTTGAATACGGGGGAGTTGCAATATACTCCCCCAAAAAATTTTAAAGGAGAAAAATGAGTTTTCAAACAGATATAGAAGCAATAACAGGAAGTATTAGTTCTTATACTACAGAAGCTAATAGTTATTTAGTAGAAGGTGTAAAGTTTATTACTAAGTATGTAATGAATAATATGGATATTGAACCTAGATTAACACAAAGTTCTTCTAAAGACAATTCTACTCCTACACATTCTATGACAGATGTATTAAAGGTGTGTAGTGTTACTAGAAATGATGGTACAAGAAACAGAGAATGTTCTGAAATAAATTCTGCTGACAGAGATAACTATGCTGATATTAATAGTATTTATTATACTAGCAAGTTTGACCCAGTGTATTACATATTAGACAATACGTTAAATATTTTACCTACACCTACTGCTAGTGAAACTGCAAGTGTTGTACATATAACACCAGATAATTCTGTTTCAGTTAGTGAATCTACTATATCTAACTTTCCAACAGAATTAAATAGAGGAGTAGTATTGTATGCTTCACAACAAATGTTAAGAAAATTTTTAAATGTACGTAATACTACCTTAACTAATCTAAGTACTGGGTTAGATGATATAGACCCGCCTACTGGTGCTGATTTATTAACCGCAGTTAGCTATAGTGGACCAGGAAATGATGATGTTGGTGGTGGAGCAAGTGCTGGTACAGTTACAAATAGTACTGCTGTTACTGCTACAGGAAAAATATCTTTAGGTAGTGCACCTGCATACGATGGCACTATATCATCTTCTGTAGACTATACTACAGCTACTATTGGTGTTGATGCATTACTTACTTTAGAAGATGTAGAAATGGCTTCTATAGCATTAAATAAAGCTCAACAACAATTATCTGATTTTCAAACAGATATACAAAATGAATTAAATGAATTTAATGAAGCTAATACGGCATATCAGGCAAACATACAAGCAGAGTTAGATAAAGCACAAAGAGATTTACAAGCTAATATAGCAGATGCACAAAATGATTTAGCAGCAGCTAGAGAAACTGCACAACTTGCAACAAATGTTTCTATACAGAATCAAGCAGAAAAATCACAACGTTTGATACAGAATGCTATAAACACAATGCAAGCTATTGTAGCAGACAATCAAGACAACTTAGCTAAGTATTCTGCAGATTTAAATAAATATCAAGCTCAAGTAAATGAAGCAGTACAGGAATACCAGTTATCATTTCAAGAAGTGGTACAAGATTATAACTGGCTTGCACAACAATATCAGATAGTATCACAAGATTTAGTTACATTTTTACAACCATATATACCGATAGGAGTGCCAAATGAAGTTGCAGCAGATGATAGAGCAAGTTAAAAAACATCATCCAGAATTAAGCAGTAATGAAATTATTTTGATGTTAAATGAAGCACAAGATGAATTTAGTGCTAGAACTTTGGTATTAGAAGAAGCTACGCAATTTACTACAGTAGCAAACCAACGTTATTATGGATTAAAAGATAGTATACTAGAAATAAAGTCAGTGGACTTAACAGATGATTCAGGTAATGCTACAACAATTAAACGTCTACAAGGTAGACCTAAATATAGGGATTTAGATAATGTCTAATAATTATTCAAGAGTATATAATCGTTCTGTAAAAGAAAACGTATATTGGATTGAAAGAGATTCAATAGGATTAGCAGTATATGACCCGCTAGCAAGTGAGATAAATAGATTTGCAAGCTTAGATTCTGCAAAAACAGTAACATTGTTTTACTATAAAAAAGCTGACCATTTTAATACATTAGATAAAGCAGCTAGTGAAATGGATGAAACTAGTGAATTACCAGAACAATTTCATCAATACTTAGTAGATAGAGTTATACAAAAAGGGTATGAGTTTAAACCAGAGATGATTCAGATGGCTCCATACTTTGAAAGAAAATTTGAAAAAGGAATTAAAGAAGGTAAGATGTATGCTAATAGAGGGCGTATATCTGGAATGAGACAAGTAAGACAAACGAGTTATTAATGGCTAATAATTGGAAAGATGGAACATTTGGTTTACAGTTATTTGACAATGTAAATGGATATTTTGACGATTTAAATGATTCGTTTAACGATGATATAGAGTCAGTATTTACAGATAAAGAGTCATTGTTGACAACAACATTTACAGATAAGTCTACATTATTTACAACGACATACACAGATAAACCTTCTTTAAGTAATGTTGTGTATACTGATAAACCAACATTAAAAAATACAACATATATAGACAAACCAAGTCTGAATAACGAGACTTATGACGATAAGGGGATTAATGCATAATGGGTGGAAGTTTAACAAAACCAAATAGAATTAAAGATGTATATAAAAAAATAGTCTTTTATGATGATAACAAGTTTAAGGTAGATAACGGTTCTTCTGATGTAGTAATTACATCTGCAGAAAATTTTTCTGGCGACACAGAGCAAACATTAGTTAATAAAACAATTGACGCTGATAATAACACTATTTCTAACTTAGAAGTAGATAATTTAAAATCAGGTGTATTAGATACAGATTTAAGTTTGGTAGCTAGTACCGATACAACATTGCCTAGTGCTAAGGCAGTTAAAACTTATGTTGATGCATTAATAACAGCACAAGATTTAGACTTTCAAGCAGACACGGGTGGTGCATTATCTATTGACTTAGATAGTGAGTCATTATTAGTATCTGGAGGAACTGGAATTGACACTTCTGGCTCAGGAAATACAATTACGGTTGCCGTTGATAATACAATTGCAACAAAGACTTATGTAGATAGTCAAGTAACTGCACAAGATTTAGATTTTCAAGCAGATACAGGTGGAACATTAAGTATTGACCTCGACTCAGAGAGCTTTAGAATTGCTGGAGGGACTGGTATTGATACTAGTGGAGCTACTAACACTTTAACAGTTGCAATAGACTCTACAGTTGCTACACTTACAGGTACACAGACTCTAACAAACAAAACAATAGATGTTGATAATAATACTCTATCTAACATAGAAGTTGATAACTTAAAATCAGGTGTACTTGATACAGATTTAACAACTGTTGCAGCTACAGATACTACTCTTGCTTCTGCTAAAGCTATTAAAACTTATGTAGATGCACAAGTTACAGCACAAGATTTAGACTTTCAAGGAGATACAGGTGGAGTATTGTCAATAGACTTAGATAGTGAATCATTGACAGTATCTGGAGGGACAGGAGTTTCAACATCTGGTAGTGGTAATACCATTACTGTAAATACAGTAGATAGTGAAATAGACCACGATAGTTTAAATAACTATGATAGCGATGAACACGTAGCACATAGTTTTGTTACTTTAACAGCAGGTGCAGGACTAACTGGTGGTGGAGATATTACTACTAGTAGAGAATTTGCTGTAGGAGCTGGTACTGGTATTACAGTAAATGCAAATGATGTTGCTGTAGATACAAGCGTAATTGCTACAAGAAGTTATGTTGATGGACAAGTATCAACAGTAAATACTTTAGGAGAAATGACTGATGTGTCTTTAACGTCGTTAACAAATGGCGATTTATTGCAATATAATTCAAGTTCTTCAGAGTGGAACAATACAAACGAGATAGACGGGGGACCATTTACTGGTTCATAAAATAGGAGAAAAAAATGGCAAGTAATGTAATTAAAATGAAAAGAACTGCCTATAACGCATCAGGCGTACCTCAGGCAAGTGAGGTACAATACGGTGAATGGGCATGGAGTAATAATGATAGTAAAATGTATTTTACAGCTGCGGATACTTCAGATGGTAGCGATAGAATACTTTATATTAGAGATTTAATTCCTGATGCAGGTTCAGGTGGAAGTGGTTCTGCAAGAGGTAAAGCATCTTTTAATAATACTAATTTTACTGTTAGTACTGGTTATGTACAGATAGCTACAAATGGTGTATTGTCTAGTAATATTTCAGCTAATGCAGTTGTAACAGATAAAATACAAGACAATGCAGTTACTGCAGATAAAATTGTAGATAATATAGCATTACCTGGTAATTGTAGTGTAACAGGAGACTTTACTGTTGATGGAGATTTAACAGTAGATGGTACAGTAACTTCTGTAAATAGTACTGAAGTAACAATAAATGATAAAAATATTGTATTAGCAAACAATTTAAGTGGAGACCCATTAACAACAAGTACTTATACAGGTTCTGGTATTACTATTGGTACAAACGCTTCTGCACCAAAATTAACATGGAATACTGCTGCAAGTACAGATGCAGACTACTG